TTAAATATTTATTTTTTATTGCCCATCGAATATCTCTTTCAAATATGATATCTTGATATATATCATCAAGCCTTACATTATCCCCCCTGTTTGGTGTTGCTGTAAAACCTAAATGTAATCTTGGTTTGAAATAATCATAAATTTTTCTATATGATGTTGCTGCAGCATGATGTGCTTCATCTGTTATGATCATATCAAATTCAGTAGGCTTGAATTTTTCTAATCTATGTATTATACTTTGTACTGATGCTATTACGACTGGTTCTCCATTGGATTTGTGATTCGCCATTTCAATTCCAACAGGGCAGTCATAGTATTTTATTGGTTGTGTTACTAATTCTTCTCTATGTGCTAGGACTAGTACACGACCTTTTCTTTTTATATTTGTAAATGTTGCTGTTTTTCCACAACCTGTCGCCATTTGTATTAAATATGAACCTGGTTGCAAATTATCTATTATTTCTAAACACTCTTTTTGATAATCTCGTAATTCTAAATGCACCTAAAAATCTCACTCCTTCCTTGTGTATATTTTTCTATTCTTTCTTTTGCAAGTCTGATTGTTTCTTCACATTCTTCTTTTTCAAACATACCAATATGTGTATATTCTCTTGAAATTCCTAATTGTTCAGCTAACCATCCATAAGCTTTATATCTTGTTGTAATTCTTAATGGTTTTCTCCATATCTGATCAAACCAGTAATGTGCTGTTTTTCTCCATTGTCTTAATTCATCATCTGCTAAAGTTCCAAGAGGTTCATCCGTTCCAGGATGTACTCCTACAAATGCCCTACAATTTCTACATAAATAGCATTTGCCTTCTCCGTATTCTCTACCATATATTTCTGCATTAGAAGTATAAACAACTGGACTTCCACAGTATCTACATATTGTTGGTTTTTTCATTTTGTTTTCACTCCTTTGGCATTTCATAAACAGGCAAACACATTCCTGTTGGTTGTCCTGCTTTTAAATTTTCCCAATTTTTATATCTAGTTATTATTTCTTGTAATACTTCTTTTGCTCTTTCCTCTGTATTGTAATAACCCAATTCTCTATAAAAATCTTCTACTCCAACTAATGCTATTGCTGATATAACATAATCACCATCACAATCTGTTATTTGAATATTTATTACATTATTAAAATTCACTATTTCGTCTTTGTTTTGGCTTGTTATTAACATTTTAAAATTCCCCCTTAAATACTGTAGCAAGTATTTCTACTGCTATATTTATTGTTTCGCATAATCTTTCTTCTGTTATTGGTTTTGCTTCTTCCGCTTCACCATTTAATATTTTTCTTAATTTTGTTCTTGCATTTTCAGTTTTTCTTATATGATCTATATGTTCTTGAAACATACTCTTTTCAAAATCGTATTCTTTATTCCTTTTTTCATAATCTGCTAATATTAGTTGTTTTGTTTTACTAGCATTTTCAGTAGTTATCTGCTTGTTATGAAACATAATCAATAACTGCTTCAATGCTAGAAAACAATGTATTTCTAATAAATTATAATCTGCAGGAGGTGTTTCAAGTTTTATAGAATCATTTATAATTTTTTCTTTACTTTTCATTTAAGACTTACCTCCAATCTTACCTTTTTTATTTGCTCTAATATGCTATATTTCGAATAAACTTACCAAACTTACCTTTTTATATGCAATAATAATAACTTTTATAGAATTTTATTTTTTTGTATATTGAATAATTTTTTTACCATGTAATAATATAATTATGGTAAGAGGTAAGTTTTTTTATTTTTATATGTCTACAAGTGGCTTTTTTAGGGCTTTTCTTTAAGACTTACCTTGAACTTACCTTTTTTAAAACGGTAAGTCTTCTAGCCCTTCTTGTATATAATTATTTTCGTAAGCAATGTCTGATTTTTCAGGTCTTAATCTGAATTTTAATAAATTACTTCTAACTCCATTTATAGTTGTCTGATGTGTATATTTGCCTTGCGAATTTCTTTCAATTTGATTTCTATCTGCAAAGCTTCTAATTACTGCTGCAAAATCAAATCCTGCTTTATTTAATTCATTGGTATAAACGGTTTTGTTTACAAAACATATATCATTATCATCTAATTTTCCCCAAGTTTCTCCAATTTCATTATCTTTAAACTTTTTAATATTTTGAGAAATCCAATCCATTGTCCATTCATACGCTCTTGTTGCAACATCTACTTCTTTTGCACTTGTAAGCCATTTTTTTACATCAGCTATTGTTAGTTTTTCATCTTTAAATATTAATTCTGTAGATATTTCATCTGCTAATAGTATTGTCGCCATTGCCATTGCTTGTTTGTCCGTTGTATCTGTTTCTTTTAATATATTTTGAAAGATTTCCCTATATCTTTGTTGTAATTCCTCTTGTTTAGGAATATTTTTTATAAATTCTTTACCTGCGTGTCCATAATTTTTTCTTACAAAATTACTTATAAAATTACCATCTGCAATTACTTTTTCTGTAGCTTCTACTTCTATTACTCTGTTTTTTACTCCACCACCAGAAGTTGCTTTTGTGATCGGTTCTTCTCCTGTAAATAAAAAACAACAATTCCATTCTTTTAAGAGTTCTATTCCACCAAAAGCCTTACCTCTACCTCTGTCGACACCTTCTGTTAAATACATTACTAAATTATCAAAGCTATCCCATCTATTTTTTATTGTTTGTAATTCATCTCCTGCAAATGGAATGTCATGTACAAAAGCTGCATACCTTGCTAATGCTACTTGCGTTGCATTTAATGTTCTTACTAATTTTCCTACTTCAGGATTTCCCCATACAGACATAGCAAGCATTAATCCTACAGTTTTACCTGTTCCAGTTCCACCCCATATATGTACAACAAATGGCAATACTCCTAACATTTGGTTAAGTGTACTAGCAAATGAAGATGCTAAAAGTAAATGTGCAATCTTACTTTCTTTTCTAACTTTTCTGCATACTTCTTTCCATTCTTCATATTCTCCAATTTCCTTTATGCTTGCATATACATCTTTAAAAGCTATATCTCCATCATATTTTAAGTCTCCTACATAAGGTGCAAATTCATTTTCTATCCACCCTAATCTATCAGTACTACGACTTACTGGAATTTCTTTTGCATTAAGTGATACTACATCCGCAATATATGAAACAAGGTCTTTTGCATTCTCTGAATTTACTTCTATTCCCCTGTCTGATAATTGGATAATATTAGATTTATTTGCTACCATACTTCTCTCAATTGTTATGTATTGCCATTTATTATCTTTAAAAAATGCTAGTTTTATTTTTTCTGTCTCCGAATCAACATTAATTAATCTTTCTACTGGTAATATAGGATGTGAACAAGCTACTATTGTTTGTGGAATCATACCTGCACCAAGAGTACTTTTTGTTACTCCTGTATCTTCACACTCCCATTTTCCACACTTTAGATTTTCAATTGGTGGTTGTGTGAATTGAATTGTATTACTTCCTCTTTGTTTGAATTTTTGTGCAAATTCTGTTTGATATGCTTTCAAAAGTTTGTCAAAACTTCTTATATTACCTAATTCTCGTGCCTTATCTTGTAATTTTATAATTAATGTTGTTCTTGCTATTTGGTTATCAATTGAAAATATATGTTCAAATATTTCTTTATCTAAAATATTCTCTTTTGTTAATTCTTCAATTTCTCCAAAAGGTGTAAATCCTTCACTTATTAGTTGCTCTGAAAGTTCTAATTCTTGACTCAATTCTCTTCACCACCTTTTTTTCGTATTTCCAAAACCATATTTTATCTTCATTTGTTCCTTCTATAAATATTGCATCTATTATGTATTCTATATAATCTGCTTGGTGTAATGCTTCTATATACAAATCGTTTTCAGGATCTTTTAATTCTTTCCATCTCCATAACAAATGTAGATAATCGGTTAACAATATAAATGTTTCTAATTCCCATTTTTTAAACATTTCTTCTGTTTTTCTTTTTTCTTTGTATTTATTTATTTCTAAATAATTACTTGGCTTTTCTGCATCTAATCCTAAACCTAAAGTTGTGTTTATGTTTTTTGCTGCATCTAAAGCATTTATATTTAATAATTCTGATACAAGAGAAATTGCATCTCCACCTTTTCCACATCCAAAGCACTTCCATATTTGTTTTTGTGGAGATATTGAAAGACTTGCTGTCTTTTCTTTATGGAATGGGCATACACATTTATATGCCCTATTCATTTTTAATCCATAAAATTCTGCGACTTTGATTATATCTGCTCTTTCTTTAACTTCTCTTATCAAACTCATTGCTTACCTCCTAGAAAGGAAGATCATCATCACTAGATGTTGTTGCAAAACTATCAAATGCTTCTCCTCTAGTAGGTAACATTTTGTCGTTTGGAATTTCAAATTTTCCACTTTTTACTGCTTCAACTGTTCTAATGAATCTGATTTTTGTTGTCATTTTTCTTTCGCCAGTTACTTGATTCTCATATTCTTCTTTTCCAAATAATCCACCAAATTTTAATCCAACTAATTTGCTTTCATCCCAGTTCCATTTAAAGTTTGGATTTGATGCTTCTAATGATGTCATCATTCCCTTTAAGAATCCTGCTGCTTTTTCTCCTTCTAACATTTGTCTATAAACTCCACCCCATTTTGTATCAGGATTTGTTTTTACTAAATCATCAAATCTTCTTTGATAAAATCCTGCGTGCTCTCCTTCAGCTATATCAAATGCTATTACTAGCATTTTCTTTCCTGTAGAACTTGTTTCTTCTTTTGCTTTTTTTATTACACATATGTAACCTCCTGGTTCTAGTGTTTCAAATTCTCCTGTTAAAGCTTGTGCTTCATCATATCCATTTAATTTTTCCATATTATTTTTCCTCCTTAACTATTTTCCAATCTTCAGCAAGCATATCTGCTTGACTTGCTAACCATCCCATTTGAACACCTGATGTTCCTACAAAAGCTATTGCTTTATTTCCTATTGCTTCATGTTCTGTGTTTATAATTTCATCATTAGCATTTTTGTAACTAATATTTGTTGCTAATTCTATGTATTGGTTTTTGCCATTCCATCCGCTTCTTTGTACTTTTTTACCTTCTTTTAATAATTGAATTGCTCTTCCAAAATCAAATGTACTTTTTTCTTTTTTTATTAACTGATTGTATCTATCTTGAATTTTTATTAAATCATCATATTTATCTTGATCTACAGTTACTGTTGGTGTACTAAAAACTCTATCTAATGCCATTATTCTTTACCTCCTAATACTTTATTTTTTAAATCATCAAATATTTTGCCCATTTCTTCAGGTGTTATTTTTTTTACTGATATTTCTACATCTGCATCTTTTTCTTCTTTTTCTGTTTTATTTTCTTCTTGTTCTTCATTGTCTTCTTCTTTCAAATCTTCTACCATTTCTGATATATGTAATCCGCTTAAAAAAGCTAACCCTATTATTTCTAATGTGTTAAAGTCCATTATTTTTCACCCCTCTTTCTTTTTTGAAACCATCTCCAAAATCCCTTGAAGTCTGATCTATATCTTTTGGCTACACCTTTGTTATGCTCTTTCCATTGTTGCTTTAATTGATTTCTTTCAACTTTTCTTTGTAGGCTCATTTGGTTTTTCCTCCTTTTTATTTAGTTCGTAATATTCTCTTATTTTTGTATCTACCATTTTCAAATCATTATCAATTTTCAAATCAAACATTCCCATTGGACTTTTACAAGTTGTATATCCATCACTTTGAGTTTCAAAATAATGCTCTTGTCCATCAGTTTTACATAGTAGTACAATAGAAAATAATCCTTCTAAAGTTAATTGGTTATCAAGCATTTTTCCTGATGTTTTAGCTTTTATTTTTCCTGTATCTGTTACTTCTGTATGGTGTAAGAAATACACGATTACATCATCAGGAGTATTTTTTATTACAAAATCTACTAAACTTCTAAAATTAAGTGCTACATCTGTGAATTTGTTATAACCTAATTCTTTTGCTCTATCGAACATCTCGAAAGCCATTAAATATTGGCTGTCATCTATTACATAAGTTTTAAAATTACCTTTTTGCATATTACTTTTGATTTGTGTATATGTAACATTATCAGCTTTATTTAGTTGTTTTTTAAATGGTAATGGCTTACCTGCTATGTTATAAATAACTACATCATCTTTTTCAAAATTTCTTAATGAACAGCTTTTTCCTGATCCACTTTCTCCTAAAATTAAAACTGGTATTCCCATTATTCTTCATCCTCCTTTAATGCTTTAAGTCTTGTTTCATATTCTTGAGGGAAAATTTCTCTAATCAAATCTAAAACTCTTCCATATTTCATATCATATCCATCTATTCTCAAGTCTTCTTTCTTGTCATTCAATTCTGTATAATTTAAAATTAAACTACCTAATTGACTTAATTGATTTTCTATTTTTTTAGTTTTGTCATACATTTCCATATATTTTTCTAATGACAATACAACTCTAT